ACTCAAAACAAGAATTCCCCGAAGCGGGGTAAAAAAATAATTGACAGCGAGGCCCAGACGGTTGACAGAAAAAGACAAGACGGTGTATAATATAGATAACAAAAATGATAAACCGAAACAAAGAATTTTACAAGGGAGTTGCAGAAAAATGGCAAAAGCAAAAAAATTGACAAAGACTGAACAATGGATCAAGGGGCAAAATCGACGCGGTTCAAAATTACGTGATTTGCTGCCAACGTTATCACAATATCGAAGAATGTCACCAACAATGCGGCGAAAATATACTAACATTATGCAAAATTGGAAAAGTAATAGCCCTTCACGAAAAGGCAAGGCATTGGATCAAATGCAAAAATACTTTTACAGTATTCCAGGACGGACAAACATTCAGCAAGTATTGGGTGGACGAATGATTTCAAATCTTGAAAGTCTGTACCAAAACGAGCAAGAAAAATACGCCTATGAAATTGAAGAAGCGCCAGGAAATATTTATCGACAAGGCAAGCCGGGGGCTGGATTTGGATTTATGCGACTAGACCATTTGCAGCACGATAAAAAAGGGCATGTTGTGGGGGCAAAAACGGCAAAGCTAGTTGGTAAATTGGTGCAGTTTAGAAAAATGAAACGTAGTGAATTAACGGTTGATAATTACGAGTTACGCGATTATCTAGAAGGGGTTGAATTTTACGATAATGGCGACGAACAAGTAGCGGTAGCACGGTATGGAAACGGTAAAGGTCGGTTTATCGACGTGTATAATAAATCAACTGAATCAACCGAAACAATCGAGCAAGACTTAACAAGAAAAGGATATCCACGAGAAAAAATAGACTGGGACAATCCTAAGTTGCGACGACGAGATGATATAACGGGTTGGGGATAAAAATGGGCAAAAGCAAAAAAGTAAATCAAAAGCCATTAATATTTGCCGCGGATAGTGAGGCGCAAACGGCATGGAATGATAGTGAGCTAAGTGATGAAATTGAGTTAGGTTTGAAAAAGCGGGCTAACGAAATCAAGCACGAATTACTATACCAACCTAGCGCAAAGTTAAAAATTGAGTTAAAGCGGCTGGAAAAAGCAATTGCCGTCAAAAGCACTGGGCTGTGTAATGAAATGAATACTTATCTGTTAGGCTACTGTGAAATTGGCACTGGGAAGCGAGCAGCCAATTGGTACCAAAAACGCGTTAATGAGTACGGAGTTGAAGCAGCACAAAATCTTTGGGCGGACCAGTATGTTAGATATTGGTATAAACCAGAACCAAAGGACGAACCTTGGCAAGCAATGTTGAATGATATGGTGAAAAAGTACCGGGATAAAATTGGGGACGGTAAACGGTGGTATGCAGTAATTTATTTTCATAATCTGGACTACGACGCTCAAAACCTGCTGCAACATATTGTGGAGCAGGATTTTAAAAAGCCATTTAGTGAGGTCAGTGTTTTGCATAACGGTAGCTTATACAGTTTATCGTTCATGTATGACGGCTGCCATTTTGAGTTACGCGACAGCATGAAAATTTATAATCAATCACTGGCAAAACTGGGGGCTAACGTTGGGTGGTCAAAAAAGACGGAAGATGCGACCTACCGTTGGATTGATCTAGAAACCGAGCAAGACGTAGTACAGCATGAACTATACTATTTTAAGCACGACATTGCCGTGTTAGCGGCGATCATGCGGAAGCATGTGGAAAAGTTTCCCGGCAAGTTACGTTTAACGGCAGCTGGGTATGCAGAAGCGGATTTAAAAGCGACAGTTAAACAAGACGACGAAAAGTTTAATACACAACACTATCGAGCATTATTTGAAGCAAAGTATAGCGAAGAACAAGAACGTTATTTGCGGCATGCTTATTTTGGTGGTTTCGTCTACGCAAATTACAAACTCGTGAATCAAACGGTCAAACGTGGCTTAGTTGGCGACGTTAATTCGTTATATCCTTCCGTAATGCTTAATCGTAATTACCCGAAATGGGATAGCTTGCGTAAATTGACGGAAACGGAATGGAAGCAATTGGATTTGCACGACTACAATACATTTGCGGTCGTGACAATCAAAATAAAAAAGCTGCGGTTGAATGCCGACGGTGTGCCCTGCTTTCCAAAAAAGTCAGCGTTTGGCATGTCACGGGAAATTTTTAGTGAACAAGACCTAGCCGACAACACAGTGATTTTAACGAATTTTGATTTATACTGGATCATGCAAAATTACAAACTAGAATATGAGTATGTAACGGGAGTTATTGCGCGCAAGGCAATTAATCACCCGTTTACGTCATTCATTTTAAAGCACAAGGCAGAGAAGGAACGAGCCGTGCAGGCTGGTAACAAAGTTGATAAAATGATTGCAAAAATCCATTTAAATTCAACATATGGTAAGTTTGCCCAGCGAAAGATTACCACAAAAACCGTCTTAATGCGCAATAGTAACGGAACGATTGGGTTCACGGAAGAACCAGACCTAAACGCAAATCCGACTGATCATAATATCCTAATCGCAGTATTCATTACCGCGTTTGCGCGTGACGTATTATTAAGTATGATCGAAATTTTGAAGCACGAAGACAAAGCGACGTTCTATTACTGTGATACTGATTCGGTGCATTTTGGGTATACGGGGGAATTGGATATTATCAAAGACGACGAACTTATTTTTCAGGAGCTGCATATTCCATTTGATCCGGCCGAATTCGGCAAATGGAAGCCGGAGCAGCATATGACGAAAGCCCGTTATCTGGGTAGCAAACGTTATTGGGAAGAGGACCCGACGTTAGGTGAAGCAATTATTAAAGGGGCTGGGATCCAAAAAGCCGGTAAAGCATATTTAGCTAACCTGGGAATTAGTGCATTCGCTTATCGTGAAGATAAAGCCTTGATCGTGCCATTTACGGTATCAAAAAAAGTGCGAAACGGGGTGAAAATCTACAATTCAACGAAATTAATTGAACCAACACCAGCGCAACGAAAAATGATAAAAATCTTTGATTGATAGTTGACAATCAACAGTCAATAACATATAATATAATTGTAGTAAGGAAGGAAATAATAAAAAGCCTACCGAGCTAATAAGTTGTAATAGCATAGTATAGATTAAAATATTGGAGGTAATTATTATGCCATTAACTGTATACGAAAAGAACGGAGTCAAAGGCGGTATGAACGCGATTGTTATGGGGCACATTGATTTTAATGTTTTGAATGCGCCACGGACGCCAAAGGCCACGAAGTTAGTACCGGACCCTAAACCAGAATACGTCGTAGCCTTGACTGACTTTAAGATTCAAGGCGATATTGAGCTGGTTAAGGCGTTGCAGGAAACGGCTTACGCAGACGGTCAAAAGATTAGCCTGCGTGATAAAAGTCCCTTCCCACCGGTAGTCTTTGGGGTTGACAACCGTAAGGCTACGGCACCAGAACTGATTGCCGAGGGCAAATGTGTCAAGGCGGGTACCCTCGTGCAAGTTCATGTACAAACCTTTGATACACCGCTAAACGTCGGCTGCGGGTTTGACGCGTTGAAGTTTGCGACGACGTTGGAAGACGTGCCAGTTGTTGATGCCGGTGGAACAGTTAGCGCCAGTGTATTTGACGCTTTCAATGACAAGCAAACCGAACCGGTTGATTGGGAATAATGAGTGAACCCAAGCGGGCGGGCGTAACGCCTGCCCTTTTTTGATAAGGAGGACGAGTAATGCGATTAGATAAACTGGAACGCCGAATATACAAGACACGCCGCAACCGTTTAGGCAAAGACACTGATGAAAATCTTTACGGTGACAACTTTGCTTTAATGGAACAAGACTATTACCGTATTTACAATGATTATTTGACAAATTTAGTTTTAAACTTGATCACCTACGAAAATGCACCCGATACGTTAGACGAGCGGTTTTTGGAATTTAACTTACGTTACTACGGTTTCGCAAGGGTTGGCGGCCTCGATCACGATAATGTGTTTGTGTTAGGGCAGAACCAAAACGGCGAATATGGGTTGAACGCCTTAGGGTCGTTAATTGATCAATCAACGATTCCGAACCCGTTTTCAGTTGACGACAAGACGAAAGAACTGCCCTACTTAACGCGAATGAATTTTCATGCACATGACGCAGGATATGTAACGTTGACTAACAAATATAACTATTATTTGTCTGGGTTAATGAGTACGTTCACTGATATGCAGTTAGTCGATCGCGTCAGCAAGTCATTGGCAAAGATTAAAGCCAGCGAAATGCGCAACGTTGACCTGATGAAACAGCAGTTTATTGGCTTGACCAAAAATAAAAACTTGACGGCTAACCAGGTTTACCAGCAAATTCAAGAAGGTCAGTCTTTTATTGGAATTGATGAAGACTTGGGTGACATCACCAGGGTATTAGACGTGACAGACTTTAACATTCATGACTATCTGGCGTCGCTCAAAACGGCCTGGAATAACGAGGTTTCAGAGTTACTAACCATGTTAGGAATTAACACGGTTGGGGTCGATAAAAAAGAACGGCTAGTTTCAATGGAAGCCGAAGCGAACGCGCAGCTTACGGAAGCAAGCGCGAACGTGTACTTGCAAGCCCGCAATCAGCAACTGGAAATTTTGAACGAAGTGTTGGGTACTAAGATTGAAGCAACTTTCAACCAACAAGCATTTCAACAACTAGTTAAGTTGCAAGACGCCCAAAACACCGGGCAAATCGACGTTGATATGGATAACGACGGCTTAATTGATAACGAGGAGGAATAATAACATGATTAGCAAAGCAGCATACGAAATGAATAAATCTTACGCTCAAGCGATCAGCGAGGCGATTAACGATTACTACGACGGCAGCGATTATAAGAATATTTCAGAAATGGTCAAAGCATTTAACGCGGTGGAACCAGACGCGCCAGTGTCTGAAAGTACCTTCCGCACGTGGCTGCACCACAAGTCGGTTCCCGACCTTTACTACGTGGTTCGATTGGCGGAATTCATGAACATGGACATCTACGATTTGATTTACAGCCGAAAGGAAGACGAATAAATGGCTAAATATACGATTGAGTTAGGATCAATGGTTTCAGCCCACGCCCACCTAATGTCGGCACAAGGCGACGATAGGATTTTAAATATCAGCGACGGTAGCGGCTACGAAAAAACTTTTAACATGCCGGAGTTTGTTTGGTTATCGCCCAACGAGGTAATCGAAAAGTATGCGAAATCGTTTATCGATCGTCATGTTGGCACGGGTTTGCAAGAGAGTATCACCGATAATGAAGAAATGAACGCGGCCATTTACGACCGGTTTTGCCAAACGATGATTCGGCATTTCTGGGGTTATGAAATTGGTCAAGAAAACCCGTTATATTTCTTGACGTTGCTGCGCAGCTGTCTAGATATGTATCTGCCAATCTGGTATCAAGGTTATCAGAAACTTTTTATCGACAAGGCACAATGGATCACGAATGTTAACGACGGCACCAGCTTAACAGTTTCAAAGTCGGACGCAGCTGGCAATAGCAAGCAAGCATCAATCGCCGGAAACGCGGACACACCGCAAAACGAACTTGACTTTAAAATGAATACCGGGGATCCAACTGACGATTATAATTTTCATTATGCCAGCGACGTCAACGGCGCTAAGTCGACGGGCAGCACAACGAATACCGCGAACGGGACGTCGAACACAACGACGCATAGCGAGGGCCGAAACGCGGTTATCACGGACTTACTGAACAAAATGTTGACTTACACGAACGGTATTTACTTTGATTTATTTGATAAACTAAAGGCAGAAGGACTGTTCATGTTTGTAAACTAGTATAAACAACCGTTCATATTCGTAAACTAAGGAGGGCAATAAGATGTCAAAAAATAACGAAATTGAAGAATTATTGATTGAAGCTGGGTGTGAACCAGAAAACATTGAGGGGTTGGTTAAGAGCCTTTGCCAGGCAATGAATGGCAACGCGGTGCTGCCGGTTGGGATTGCTGTGGCGATTTACCTTAAAAGCCTGGCGCAGAGGTTATGCGACGATAACGACGCAGATACGAATCTGGGAGTGCTGCTGAACTTGACAGATGCTTACAACGTTGACATTCGCAGCAAATAGAATTAATGGAGGTATGATTATGAACGATATTGAAAACATGTTGATTGAAAATGACTGCGACCCAGAAACGATTGCTACTATTGTCAATGACATTAAGAAGGTAGCTGATGAACATTCAATTCTGCAAGATAGCATTGCCCTGGCAGTTTTACTCAAAATATTTGCAGGGATTGGCACCGACGATCGCGACGAACAGCTAAAGATGATTTTTGATATAGCCGACTGCTACGACATTAACCTTGATTAAGTATCTGTGTTATAATAGAATTAACTGATTGGGACTTAGTGAGTACCGACGTGGGTTTCAACGGGTTAAACCGGCCGCGCGGTTAGGCTTGAAACGCCGCCCTTTTCTCAATTGGTGCCGGTGGCTGCTATGTATTTACATAGTGGCCGCTTTTTTGTATTTCCATGCTATAATGAAGGTAATTGAACAAGGAGGTTAATTTATATGAGCGACAACATTAACGATATTTTGCATCTCGACCCCAACGAGGTGGCAAAGTTTGACAAGATTATGAACGAAATCAACGGTTTCATGGACTGGCATAAAAATCAGGAAACACCACCGACCATTGACGAACTCGACCAATTTCATAAGACCTGGTTTTATAATAATTGGTCGGTTCGGTTCCGCCGGTTGGCAACCTTTACCAACCTGGGAACTCGCGGCGTAATCGCAATTCCGAATACAACGTTTGAAGAGTGGTTATGGTGGTTTCACGATTGGGCTGAAGCGCTGACTGACGATTACAATGAGTTTAAGAAAATGGTCTATGAAGCCCTATTAATGATCCAAAAACATCTGGAAGCCATTGATAAGTTGCTGCAAAACCATGAGCAACGGATCACAAAGATTGAAAACGATATTAAGAATATCAAGCAGGAAATCAAGCAATTGGGCGACGAAATTACCAACGTTAAAAAAGATATTAGTAATATCCACAATCAAATCACTAATATCCAGCAACAACTTGGCAATAGCAACGACGCCTTGCAAAAGATTCTGCAACAACTAAAGCAGATTGGCGTTTGGAATCAGACCGGCGGCACAATTTTTGAAGGTCAATTCGCGCCTGGAATGGGCATTGCCGGTGGTAACATTAATGTGTTTGGTGGTACGCAAGACGGGGGTTCCTGGATTCGGACTAATAACGGCCAGACGGAAAACGACATCACCGCCGGTATTTAAGGAGGTATATTGCATGAGTTTACTATTAATTAAAGGTCGTTTTGGTTCGTCGGGTGTTTACACTGCCGTTGAAAACCAAGGGGTGCCGGCCTGGTATAACAACGGGGTTGAAAACAAAGCCAACTGGTGGGGCGGCCCGTCAACGGACGTTAACGAAGCATTTTATTGGTCATTAGTTGGTAATCACGCTTTCATTCAATACGGCAAAAACCAAAGTGGTTGGGCGGGGTGCCGCTTTATCGACGAAACAATGACCTGGACCAACGAGCATCAAAATCCAGACGGTAGCGTTGATTGCGACGTAACCGTCGACGTTGGGCAATACGGCGGGCGTCGGACCGATTATTTTACAGGTAATGTGCCCGTGGTTCACACCCTAAAAATTGGGGAGCAGACCGTTGCGACCTATTCTGGTGGGACTGGGGACGGTTTCAACGTGCCTGCCAACCCTAGTCGTATTACAAAGCATTTAACTATAGCCCCGCAAAGTTATAGTGATAGTATTCAGTTATACATGAATGTTCACTACCCGACGGGCATTTTCCCAGACGCCCACTTTGAAGCCGGTTTGACCCTTTACAACCCCACGCCACCGGCTTACATTCCAATGGCGACGCGAAAGAGCGGCCAATGGCTAAACTTAAACGATCATAACGGGCATATTCTGATTCGGCACGGGAGCTGGCAAGACCGCAGCAAGGAGTTATTTACCAGCCAACGTCAGGAAAATCAGGGTCACAACCGGATTCGCCGCGGTGGTAAGTGGTTACAGTTGCCAAAAATGTAATTTGCAATTAATGACGATTGATAGTAAAATAAAAGTAACGAAAGGAGTTAATACTAATGCTAAAAATGATTGACGTATATTCTGGCTCGCCGCGGAGTTTCGCGACCGCCCCGGAATCAGATATTACTATGATCAAGGCCACGCAAGGCACGGGTTATGTCAACCCTTTCTGTAATACTGACTGGGACGCCGCCAAAAACGCGGGCAAACTATTGGGCTTGTATCATTACGCTGGCGGTGGTGACGCCGTTCGTGAAGCGGACTATTTCATTAATAATATTAAAAATTACGTCGGCAAAGCCGTTTTAGCCCTGGACTGGGAAAAGCACCAAAATGCCAGTTGGGGCGTTAATAACTGGTGCCGCCGGTTCGTCGATCGCGTTCACGAGCTGACGGGAGTCTGGCCGCTGATTTACGTTTCGCAATCTGCGATTGATCAAGTTGCTAACTGCGCAAATACTTGCGGTTTATGGGTCGCCCGGTATGCTTATGATCAACCGTTAAACTGGGACTATAAAGGCGCTGATTTCAGTGTCGCGCCATGGAGTACCTTCACCATTCATCAGTTTACGGGCACGGATATGGACCGCAACATGGTTAACACCGATCGCGAAGGCTGGTTACGACTGGCGAAAGGCGACGGTGGCGCTGCCCCTTCCCCAGCACCACAACCGCAACCAAAACCAACCCCAAAGCCAAGTCAGGCGCAGAACATCTGGAAAGACGAGCTGGGGGATACTTGGCACGTTGAAGAAGGTACGTTTACGAGTAACACGCCGCTGCATCTACGTTGGGGTGCAAGACCTTCAGCAAGTGTGATCGCGGTCCTGCCCGCGGGCAGCAAGGTTAAGTATGACGCCTGGTCGCGCGGTAGTCAGTTTGTTTACATTCGGCAGCCTCGTGGCAATGGTCAATTCGGCTACGTCGCGGTTCGTGATGCTAAGACTGGCGAAGCGTATGGCAAGTTTGAATAATGTATAATAGGAGGAAAAGCGAAAATGACACGAACCATTAGTTACGACGGTGACGAGTTTAAGTGTATTGATTGTGTTCCTGAATGGTCTGTTTATCATGATATTTACGTCGCTAAACACTCGCACGCTGACGTGCACGGTCGACTGTATCAAGCTATTAATACCAATTGGCATGGAGAAGGCATTATTAAACATCTGTACGCATATCCGCAAAACCGTGGGTATTTACGAACTAACCTGCCTGCACGACCAGCCGATAAGCAGCGCTGTGTGTTAATTCACAGATTAGTATATTTAACATGGTGCGAGCAGCTGCCCCAAGATTACCAAGACTTAGATATTAATCATATTGACGAAGACAAGTACAATAATAACTTTTCAAACCTGGAGTTAATCAACCACGCCGCTAACTGTAATTACGGGCACCGCAACAAGCGGCAACTTGAAACCATGATTAAAAATGGCAACACGTCACGGGTCGTTGTATTCGACACGAAGTCAGGTCAAGAGTATCATTTTGATACGATTCGCGAATGCGCCAGAACGCTAAACTTACACCGACGATCAATTTACCGCTGCCTAGCTGTCCAGCAACGGCAGCATCACGGTTTTCTCTTCTGCCGAGAAGACGGCTCTGTAACTAAATAACTTTGTCAAAGCGCCTTGCGGGGAGCTTTATGTTATAATAGGAACAGAAAGTTAATTTTTAATTTTTCTTTTCTAGAAAGGAGAACTTATCCATGCAACAAAATGTACAACCTACGACTAACACAGTCGGCAATATTAAAGACACGCGGACCCTCTTCTCTGGTCAGGCGCAAACCCGTCAATATTCTGACGCAGAAAAGCCGGTCATGTTTAAGAACCGCGATAACAAGCAACTGGGCCAAAACTGGGACGACCCTAAAATCGCCGGCATCTTGGCACAAGATAACCAAAACTAAGGAGGTTTTTAAAAATGGCAATTAATACCGAATTACTGGACGCCCTGGGGGATAACACGCTCGTGCAAGCAATTGGCGCTTTGTACGACCTTGGCGAGGACGCAACGCCACTGTTAGCTGACCACCTGGAGCAAATGGCCGACGTGCAAGACCGGGCCACGGCTTTGCTGGGCGCGACGAAAGACCTTTACACTGCGTATAAGGAACAGGCTGAACAGCTGCAGGCCCAAAAAGATGCGAATGTTAAACTAATGTATGACGCAACGCAACGCGGGCTGAAGACGGATAACGCAATCAAACGTGAAGAAAAAGCTCAAAACGACCAGTTTGACAACGAACTGGCGAACATTGAACTTAGCACCGAAGACTAGGGAGGAATAACGATATGCCACAATCAAAACTTGCTAAGGCAACGACGGAAGCGCTGGGCCACCCCGTTACTGACGACCAGATTTTCAAGAACGCCCTGGATTCCATGGGGCCAGAAAATAACTTGCCAGGATACCACGCTGGCGACAATTTCGTCCCTTACGGTCAGTCCTTTTTGAACAACCCGGAAACCTACTTTGATTACTTGAACACGATTGCCGTCAAGTATGGCCTTGTTTTCATCAAGCAATCCCTGGCGCAGAATCCACTTTACAATTTTAAGCGCGGTCAGATTCCTTACGGTGGGAAGATTGAAAGTGTCGTATTTGATACGATTTCACCAAAGGTTTACCGGCCGGATAAGATTACCGGTTCCGAAAGCCCCTTTGCGCAAAACTTTGGCCGCGTCGTAGGTAAGACTTATACGCAATGGTTTGATATTGAAAGTTCAAACACGATCGTTGACACGCAAGACACCATGTTCTTCCAAAACCTGCAACAATTCCACGACTTTATTTATGGCAAGGTCGCACAACTGGTTAACGGTGCTGTGCTGGACGAATTCTACCACACGAAGCTAACGTTGAGTAAGTCCCTGGCCGACGGCATGATCGCTAAAACGACGGTCGATAACGTCAAGGAATTGCAAAAGCAGATTCTGTACTACGCTCGCCGCTTCCAATACTTTAGTCGCGACAATAACTCAATGGGCATTAATCAGGCGACCCACGTTTCCGACATTGAAGTGCTGGTACCACTGAAGACGTCGATTGATATTGATGTTGACTTTGTCGCTAATGCCTTCAACCCTGAACTTTTCAAGGCAACGCAGGTCCACTTTACCGAAGTTGACGCTTTCCCAGACGTTTGGACCTACACGGCTGACCACACGGTTACTAGCGACGATATCGACAAGGGTTACGTTGACGGCCGCGTTCACCCGGTTGGATCAGTCATTAAGCAAGGTTCCATTGCGACGGCTAATGCCACGGACGCTGAACAGACGTTGATTGGTGATAAGGTTGGGGCGATCGTGCTGGACCGCGACGCTCTGCAACTATGGGACGCGCTGCCATTGACGCTTTCGACGATTAACAACCCAAAGAAGCGTTACACCAACATCTTCCTGAACCAAAAGACGGCCTTGATGTTCGTGCAAGCGCTGAACAGTCGGGCTATCATGTTGAAGTAAAACGGCCGAAACAATGCTATAATAAAAGGGTAGGAAATAATTCCTATCCTTTTTTAGTACTAATTTAAGGAGGTTCTTATTATGCGAACGACACGAGCCGGTTTTACCGACGAAGATTTTTACGGGTCAAATGACACCGACGTGGTCCACTTTCGTTACCTGCACAAGCTGCTGCGACACGTGCCAACAATGACGTTGAGCGACGTCACCGACGGCAAGTTTACCCAATACGTTGACCACAATGCTACGGCGTCAAAGTATGGTTCACACACTTATAAGACTACAGTAACCACAATGAACGCCGAACATCAGGTTAGTGACCACGTTTTTAACCCTTTTATTGACGATCAGTTAGACAAGCATTACCAAGACGTTGTTAAGCCGCAAGTTGACCGTTTAGACGAGCGGATTGACAAGTTAACCAAAGTGGTTAAGCAGCAAGGCGAAGCGATTACGGCGTTGCAAAGTACCGTTCACGAGCAGGGCGAAGCAATTACGACTTTGCAGACACAGTACAGTGAACAAACCAAGCAATTGACCACCCTGGACAAACGGTTGACTGCCCTGGAACACCCAGAACCTACTAAGTAAGGAGGAAAAAATTTATGCGAATTGACGACAAACGCTTTTACCCTTCCAACTGGCAAGACTTTATTCATAAAGGCGCCATTACCGAGCTGTTTAAAGCCGTTCCCGAAATCAACATTCCTGACTTGAACGCCACAACGATTGACAAGGTGGAATACCAAAAAGACGCGAATGGCGAGTATCGTATGCTGGTCGACTATACCGACCATGACGGCGTTAGTCATAACACGGTCTTAAACCCCGCGATTACGCAACGGGTGATTGCCTTAGCTAATCAAGAAGTCGTTAAGCATTTCTTGTATACCCAAAACGGGCAGGATATTAATATCCAGACCATGAAATTTATTGACGATAAATTGCGGCTGCAGCTGGTTGACGGCCAATCCATTGAATTAGACTTAAAACCGCTTGTGCCGCGAATTAACGTGATTGGCCCTGACGGTGAAATTCTGCAAAAGGATCTTAATTATCAGGTTGGCGACGATTCCATTATCTTTGTTGACCTGCACGGCAACGAAACTAAGCTCGATTTTAAGAAGTTGGTCCATGTTGCTGACTACCAACAAGACCAACAAGCGATTGCCAAAAAGTTTACTGACTTTGACGATAAAAAGCTCGACAAAGACGAATTCGACCAGTTCAACCTGACCAACCAGGCGGCCCTGGATAAAAAGGAAGACAAAACCGATCACGCCAAAGACGTTGAACGCCTGCAGGGTGAAATTGATACGAAAGCAGAAAAGGTCTATGTTGACGACCAATTCAAACTTTACGTGAAGTCCGTTGATTTTAATACCTTTAAAGAAAAGATTTTAGCTACCGTTGAAACCAAAGCCGACAAGACCAAAATGGCCGCGGAATTGGACAAGAAGGAAGATAAGACCGCCCACGCACAAGACGTTGCCGACTTGCAGCAACAAATCAACGACCGCACGACCCACGCGGAAACCGACGCGGCGTTAACTAAGACCGTCAAGCAAATCAAAGACTGGGCCGAACCGATTCATGCTGACTTTCAGCAGGCTTTAGGCACGAAAGTTAACACGGTGCTGTTTGAAGACCTTAAAAAACGGGTCGAAGACATTAATTCATTGAAAGTAAGCAAGGCTGATTATGAACGGGACAAGGCCGGTTTTGCAACGATCGAGCAACTGGGCGACTACGTGACGCGCCATTACTTGTCACAAAATCACTACACCAAGGCCGAGGTTGACGCCCTACTAGCAATGAAAGTTGGACAGGCCGCTTTGGCCGACTTGCAAAAATTGTTGCAAGACCAAATTGACCGCAAGGCTAACGCCAGTGACGTTCTAGCTGATCACTACACCAAAGCCGAGGTTGACGCGTTGATTAAGACCGCGCAAACGACTAATAACCGGGTGTTCATGCCGTACACGGCGGCAGACGGTAATTGGCATGTCAAGTTGGTTCAGATTAATTCTGACGGTTCCGTGACCGACGTCGCTAAACCTAACGATTCTTCATCTAACGTCACGGAATCGTAACAGTGTGGTATAATAGATTCGAAATAAAATTTAGGAGGTTTCTCTAATGACATTGCAATTAGATATTGATTTAGGTGTTAAGGCACAAGGCCCCAAGGGTGATCGCGGCGAACAAGGGATTCAGGGAGTTCCGGGCAAAGGATTCTCGATTACTAAGACTTACGCAAGCGTTGACGCCATGAACGCCGACGTTGCCAACCTGGCTGAAGGTGATTTTGTTATGATCGCTTCTAACCCCGAAGACCCCAACAATGCAAAACTCTTTACTAAGCAAGGCGACACCATGAAAGAAATTGCCGATCTTTCCGGTGCTCAAGGTATTCAAGGGCCACGTGGTGAGCAAGGTGTCAAGGGCGACCCCGGGGAACAAGGCCCACAGGGTAACCCAGGTGAAAAGGGTGCTACCGGTGAGCGTGGCCCACAAGGTGAAGCCGGTAAGATTTACAAGCCTTACGTGACCGGAGACGGCGACCTGCACGCTAAGTTAATCAACCCAGATGGCACTGACGCCACTGAATAACGCAACGTTTTTAAAGCGTCGCTTAACTAACTACATGTTAGCGGCGACGCTTTTCTTTTTTAAGGAGGTCTAACACTCATGACTTTACCATTAAATTTATCTTTATTTACGCACGTTTTAAACAGCAAAACCGTAACGGGCGACCTGAACGAACTCACGACAAGCGGTTTTTACTACGTGCAGCAACCGACTAACTCACCGACCACTGCGTGGGTCCACGCGTTAGTTAACTCTAGCGACGACAAAAAACACGTAATTCAATTGGTATTGCCTGACAACGGTAGCGAAGGTGTCTATTATCGCGACCGAACTAGCGGTAGTTGGTCTTCCTGGAGCAAACTTGCCACCATGGATCAGGTCACTGCTGAAATAACACGCTTGTTAACAACGGCCGAGTTTTAAGGAGGTACTACAATGACTGAAAATCCAATTGTAAAAATGGCTGATAACATTCGCGCCAAAACGGGGACCACCAATAAATTTACCCTTCCAGAAATGTCATTAATAATGGAGGTTTCAACTAATTTCCCCGACTTTTCCACTACCGTTGCGGTCAGCAAAAACGGGTCCAGTCAAGACCTAAACACCACAATTTCAGTAAACGGTGGGGATACGATTGAATTCACGTTTAACTACACCGTCACTCATACCGAGCTGCTTTGGAAATTAAGGAATAGCAAGGCTACCTTATCATTTTCACTGCCGATCATTAAGTATCAAGACGGTTGGACGAATAAAGCAACCGCGCAAACGATTCATATTTTAAGAGAAAACGGCAGTGACCTCATTGCGCCAATTAGCATTAACGACGGTGATACAAACTATTCATACGTTAATAAGTACGTCTATCCACAGCTTACGGATTTAATTGCGGCATACTTGATGACAGGCCGACCGGTCATTGTTAAGTATGATAATGTCGGTTCCCATGATAATTTAAAAATGAGCACCGACGCTACCTTTAATCTATGGTTATACCAAAATTAGAGTTAACTGGCACTGGCCGGGCCGTTCTGGCCTGGCTTTTAATATATGGAGGTGTTTTGCATGAAACAGAAAAAATATATTGACGTTTCCCAGTTTCAGCAACCAGAGTACCCGGTAACATTTATTATTGGTGCCCGTGGCGTTGGGAAGACGATCAGCTCGTTATCGCAGAAACTAAAAATCAACTGGAACAATCACACCATGTTCATCTACCTACGGCGCTACCAAAGCGAAATTGAAACGGCCAGTTTTAACCTGGCACTCTTGTCAAAACTGGTTGGCCATACGGTTACACGTGATTGGGCCACCGATAAGAACGGCAAAAAGGTTGACTGTTTGTTGGTCGACGGCACGGTGGTGTGTTATCTGCTGGCGTTATCGACGGCGGCAAAGTATAAATCGAATGATTACTCTGACGTTACCGAAATCATCTACGACGAATTTATCGACCCGCGCGGGCGGGAGCTGAAAAACGAAACGAAGCTCTTTTTAAACTTTGCCATGACGGTCTTTCGTGATTTCACCAAGTATCACGCGCTTTTTTTGGCCAACGCCACTAACTTGTATAATTGTTACTTTCTTGATTTCATGATTATGCCGAAATACAAAATCACGAAATTCTCAAAACTTGGCATTAAAATTGTTATGTATCAGACGTCAGATGCGCTGAATTCTGAACACTATAACAGTATCTTAGGTAAACAAGTTCTACGTCTGGAGGGTGAAGATTCTTCCAGTTTGGCAAACCGTTTCGACAACGCCTTTGACGATTTTATTTCCAGCCTGGATAAATATGCCAAGTATCAAATGACCATTCACCTGGGCGGAGTGGCTTACGGCATTTATACCGACCTTGATTTTATTATCATTTCAACGAAGGTTGACCCCTCCTATCCAGACAAGTACGCCATGACTTACGACGACACGTCTAACGACGCTCCAATAATCGACCCTATGCAAACGAATACCTTAATTGCGGCCTTTAAACGGGGTCAATTACGGTTTACGGACGTCAAAAGCCGGTCGAAATGGATTAAATTTTTTAAGCACCCACGGATTACGGGAGGGGATTTATAATGTCAACCATGGTTGAACGCAAAAACTACGCGGCCCAGTGCTTATTAGCGCGCGGCTTAAACAAGACGACCATTATTGCGATTCTTTGTAATGGTTATCACGAAAGCGGCGGTTCGTTCTCGCCAACCCAACACCAAATTGGCGGGAGTGCCTTTGGGATCTGGCAATGGGACGGTAATCAACGTCAAGCTGAAATTATTAACTACGCCCGCACGCATTCCGAAAAGGACGCGATTAAGTGGCAATGTAACTTTCTCGTTGACAACCGGCCTAACCAATGGATTGCTCATGCGGGCATTTCTTGGAACGACTTTTTGCATAACACGGGTAATCGCGACTGGAAATGGCTGACCTGGGCGTTTTGTGTTTCCTGGGAACGTCCTGGGGTCCCACTGATGCAAAGTCGGTACAACGCTTATAATAAAGTTATGCCAATCGACTGGGGCAATGGCGGTGGTGGCGGTGGTTCTAATATTGGCGGCGATACAAAACCACCGGCGACAACAAAAAAATACCCGACCATGAAGCAGTGCATGGCGCTCTATGACAAAATGCACCCGCATAATAATAACCCGGGCCACCCTGATAACAATAAGCCCAACCCCGGGGGCGGCGGCGCCGTTGGTGGTTTTGATAACAAGCCCTGCCTAGCTTACTATAACGCTCACCACGGGCATCTGTACTACTCAATGCCTGGTCGCGCCGGTGTGTATTCGGGTCGCAGTGCTGATTGTTCAAGTTTTGTCAGTTATATGCTGCACCTGGGTTATCACGACAACAACACGATCTTATATACAACGGAATCCTTACACGATCGCTTAAAAGGTCTTGGCTATCATTGCTGCGAAGAAGGCGCCGTTCGCGTGGCTCATCAACCATTTAAAACGGGCGACGTCATTATATTAGGACGGCGCGGCGGCAGCCTGGGCGGCGCTGGCCATACTGGAATTTGCTTAGATAGCCCAAAGATTTTCGATTGTAACTTTACTAGCAATGGCCTTAAAATATACGCGTCTGGTCAAGCCTTCCTTAACTGGAATTACGCTACAAACTATTGGTATCACTATACAAAATAAGGAGGTTATTCGTATGTCTGAAATTCCTTACATTGCAATTGACGACTACGTTAGCGACTTGAAAGCAAGCGACGACGCCGTTTTTACTGGCACCGGTTCACTGGTCGTTCCATTTACCATGATCGATATTTCTAGTGAATCTCACTTTTCACATTTAAAACCTAACGAACACGCCTTTGTGTCATGGCTGCCACTATACGACGATTATTACTGGCTGTTTCAATGCGCTGGTGACCTGGTTTTTGATAAAGAGGAGGCTCACCCCGGACACATTAATTTATATGGTCAAGGCCAGACTTTAACGACCAATGGTCCGTTTAGTTTCTTTTATTCAACCGTTAAAAAGCCGTTTCGCGTTGATAAAATCTCAATGACCCGTCATACCTGGCCCTTCACTTATGCCTCGCGGCAAGCCCGGACCGGCGATATTAATCACGTCAATATTCTTGATATGCGCGATCAAGACGGTTTGGTGGCCATTGACGATCAGTTCGGTCAATACATGGACGACGTACAAACTGACGACTTGATTCGGTTGAACTTGGGTGAAATGTTGGGAGTTGACGGCTTATGACCAAAAACTTATTTGCTGATGTTTCCAGTCACCAACCCGAAACCCTTAACTACTTTCAACAATTAAAAAATGCTGGTTGTAAGGGCGTTGTGGTAAAATTAACAGAGGGAACTAACTATACGAATCCCAAGGCTAAAAATCAAATTGCGCATACTAAGTCGTTAGGCATGAAAGTTTCCGCCTACCATTTCGGCCGCTTTACGACGGTTGGTGGCGCACGAGCGGAAGCCAACTACTTTTTGCATAGCTTAAAAGCACACGGCGTTGGTACTGATGCCGTTGTGATCAACGACTTTGAAGCAACTCACGCTAGTGTCGCGGCGCTGAACGCGTTCTATGGACCGTTAGAAGCAGCCGGGTACAAAAATATTTGCGTTTACTCAATGCGATCATGGTTTAGCGCCGGTTATTTTAACGGTGTGCGAGGTCTGAAATGGGTAGCGGAATATGGGCGTTCCAATTGTTCAGTCAAATGCGACGCCTGGCAATACACTTCAACGGCTATGATTGCCGGGGTGGCAACTGACATGTCGTGGGACTACAACGGGTCGTTCACTAGCGCCACCAGTTCTGGAGGTCATTCACAAAGCAATAGTGATCGCGAAAACAATCACCAAAAGAACCAATCTGACGCTACGAAACTAGCCTATTGCTACAGTTTACAAAACTTAATCTTAATGCCGTTATATGATAAATGGTTACATTAATGGAGGTTTTAACTTTGCTTACTTTAATTCGGCAATCAACTGGCCAACCGCTTTTTAGTTCTAATTCTATCTATGGTATCTTGGATCTGCTACTAATGAATTGGGCTAATGATCAGGGTTTTCAACTTAGTTTCGATCAAGCCGCTGGCACGATCACTGTCAATGGCACGGTCTACTTGCTTAAATGGCACGACTTATCCGGTAACCAACGAGGGGAGGTGATGATTGATGAATGAAATTAATTACTTTATTCTTGATACTGACCATAATATTATTGATTCAGGACTAGAATTGGTTTACACGCTACATCATTTTATTCGTGGGCAGCAATTTGATACTCTTGGCATTGAGCCCGCCGCGGCTGAATACGACTTAGAAATCCCCGCTACTGGCGCAACTGATGCCGAAAACGTCATGATCGCTTACCCGGTCCATCAGCTTAAAAAAATTTATGTTGATGCAACCGCCTATTATCTTGCTTGCTACACCCTTGATCCCGGTTCCGATAAGGAGGTTTCCGAAAATGACAATTGACCAATTTATTGAATTCACTGGTAACGGTCTAGACCAAACTAATGTCTTAATTACCTTCGCTTTGCTAGACACGGTGCTGGGCATTTCCCTGCATTTACTCAATAAACAACCGTTAATCTCAAATAAGTTCTTGTCTGGAATTACCCGTAACTTTGTTCCAGCCTTCTTGCCAGCGTTACTACAGTTTCTTGAAAATAGCCAACCCGGAACCCCGTTATGCTATGAATACGCTGAATTCTTTATCTTTGTCTGCGCGGGCTATTTCTTAGTTCAGAGTATCTTATGCAATCTTAACGGATTGGGTACACCGCTGCCAACCTGGCTGACAAAATGGCTCACTAACGAACTAAAGGAAAAGGGGCTTAAATAATGACCAACCGACAACTTTCCACCATTACGTTATATGCCACCGTGCCGTTTGACGAAACCTATAAACATGTCGTTAACTGGCAGAATAAAGACCAACTAGACAATTTTCTCAACTCGTACCCACATATCACTGAACAAACGTCATATCAAAACTTAAACAAACCAATCCGTTGGGACACCATGAAAACCTACGAGCTACACAGCCCACGCGGGGCCGCCCCCCAACTAACCGCCACGCTTAACGCGTTGACCTCATTTAATTACATTAAGATTCACGATATTGACCACAACGGCAACTGTCGCGACTACTACGCTTTTATTACTAATTTAGAGTATTATAACGACGGGTGTACCTTCATTTACTTTAGTATTGACAATTGGAACACCTATAAATTTAATGTTAACTGGCAAGGTAGTCATGCCATGGTGCAACGTGGTTTCGTCAAGGAAACTAACGACGACCATTCAGAGTTTACTAACACCTTCAAAAAGGTGATGAATAACCCAGATGAAATTGGTGGCGACGGATGCGGATTCCTTCGCGAAAGTGACCTCGTTACCTTCCACCCTCAAATAGGCAATAATCGACTTTGGTACGGCGACGACACCGTCAAATTCATATTATTCACCGCCCAGCCCAAAGACGCCGGCACCGAATACGGGTCGTATCTTGGTTTGTATAGTCAATACCTATACTACTTTATTGCTTACAATCCACTAAATATGAAACTCTACAACATACAAGTTAAGGGCAAAACAATTTCTGCGCACCATGACACTTCAGTTAAACAAGCGTATGAATCTTTAAGCAAAGCTAAAGAGTTTGCTGGCTCTGATAGCTTGATTGTTGACAGCGAAATTTATAACTATATAGGAATTCCGTTTGAAATGAACGATTCAACGATCAATTTTACTAACGACAATCTTGCCTTACATGAAAAATCAACCTTTTTGGTTCAAATGGATTCGACCGGGTCGGTTTTTGCCCCTGAAACTGGGCATATACGAATCTCTGCTCATAACCTGCTTAATACCAGTAACGGCAATATGCTTCAACGTCTCGTCAACTTTTATCTTAATACCTACGGCCTTATGTGCCCCCTTAAACTTATGGGAGAACCCTTTTCAAAACTGTTCTTCACGGACGGGAAGGGTACTAATTTAAGTCTTGACTTGCTCAAATTTACGAACTTGTCAACGGACGGGATCACACTTAAACGATTTGGTTCCGTGAGTGAAAACGGACATGAATCGTATTCGGTTGATCACTACAACCGCAATTCAACCTCTGATCAAGGACATTACGTTACTTACGAAAACGCACTTGCTCTTGACGACGCCGCCCGCGACGTGCCAATCGTGCTTGATAACTACACAATGTATTTAAACGCTAACCGAAACCAATTGGCTAACGTCCGCGCTAACGCAAAAATGAACGAGCGCCTGGCAAAACAAGGTAATCTGATTTCTCTGCAAAACACCAACCGATCATTAGCAACGTCACAAAACGTTAACGCTTATGAAAACGGCCGTCGTATAGGAATGGCCAAATTCGACGCTGCTACCGGTGTAATTGGCGGCGCTGCTTCCGGTCTCATGCACGGCGGACTTGTTGGGGGCCTTCTTGGCGGGGTAGGTGGCGCCATTCATGGCGGTATCAACATGTATAAGACGGGCTATGCGAATGAAACCTCTGCAACGGCATTAGCCATGAATAACGCTACCCAGGCACAGAACGCTCGCGCTAACTACGCGTTCCAAAACGCTGTCGCCACCAATAATTACGAACAGACAATCCGTTCACAAAACGCGGTGCTGGCTGATGTTCGTAACCATAATGATCAAATCGCTCACCAGGGTAGCAATTACCTGGTTTCGTTCCAAGAGGGCAATTTTGGAATGCACTACCAGCTTTTTACATGCCAAGATTCCATTATGAAAAACGCCATGCTATACTTTACCCTGTTTGGTTACGAGGTTAACCAATTCGGCCCGATTGAACCATGGTTCCACGTCAAGAATACATTCAATTACGTCAGAACCTCGAATTGTTTCTTATCCGGGTACCTGCCAACGTCAGCTACGAATACCCTGGAAGCCATGTTCGATAATGGCGTTACATTGTGGTCAACTGATCCTGAATCCCTTAATCGTTTCGTCATTCGTGATCAAAAGTCAGATAACTTATTCAGTAGTAGTAACCCGTTTGACTAACTTGCAACATTTTGTTAATTCTGCTACAATAAAAATAAGGTCAAGATTGCCTCACCTTGACCGACTTTGATTTACACCATTTTTGCTTTTTTCTTCCTGTAAAATAAAAACCGCTAGTTTCCTACTAGCGGCTTTTTTGTTATTTATGATATTCTTCAATTGCCGTTCCAATCGCTAATAATAACAACGCGCTTATCCACCCCAGTACGATCGCTAAAGCCCCATCTGCAAAGTTTATCCAAAATGCCCAACCGATACCGCCAATCGTTACTAGCAATGCGGCAATTGCCATATAATATAATACGTTTGCCATTTTATTTCTTATCCATCCTATCCATGTCTAACGCCATTTGCAACCCAAATAACCCAATCCAAATTACTGCAATCCAATTCGCCTTGATAAAATGATTCGTCATGTATAAATACATAAACCCACCGCTTAGCAACGACCATACCATTGCTTTAATTGTTGCCATAGTTTCCACCCCCTTGATAGTTGTTTCCTGCTGATTGATTATTTTCAGCTACCGTCGTTTGACTACTGTAACTTTCGGCTGTAGCTGATGATGAATTCGTCGTCGTATTTGGTACATAATAACTAGCATTATCGTTAGTATTATATTCTGGTTCCGAATCGTCAGAGTAAAATTCACCCATGTAATGATCATTATTCAATAACGGGTCGTTTGTTGGCTGCGGGTTAAGGTGATGTTTTTTATAATATTCTGCTTCCGCTGGCGTCAACCCATTCTCGTCAACTGTCTTTTTATCTTTGCCATTAGTTTCATCAGCCGGTGCATTAATTGTAACGCTGACTTTTGTATCTCTACCTTTATCTTTTTTCACCTCTGCTTTTATATGCTTTTTTGATTTACTACTTGTTGTTTGTGTTGTTCTATTTTCGTCAGTTACAACTGGTTTAGATTGTTTCTGGCAGAAGGTTACTATTATTCCAGCCAAAAAAGTTATTGCGAGAATAATTATTATTTTTAGGATTTTTAACCCTTTGGCCCTTTTTGCCATATGTTTGCTACGCCTCATTTTTATCACTCCTTAATCGTTTATCCTATTTCGCAATTCTTCATTTTCTTCTCTTAATTCATAGTTTTCTTCTTCTAGCCGTTGATTGTCAGCTTCCAATTCATTGTTTTCTACATCTAAATATTCA